ACGATAGTTTTTAATTATCCAATATCCATAAAGTTTTGCTACACCATAAGGAGAGCGGGGATAAAAAGGAGTGGTTTCAGACTGCGGAGTTTCTTGAACAAGCCCATAGAGTTCGCTTGTAGAGGCTTGGTAAATGCGGACATGATCTTCCATACCCAAGAGGCGCACTGCTTCAAGAATACGAAGAGTTCCCACACCATCCACATCAGCAGTGTATTCAGGCATCTCAAAGGATACTTTGACGTGACTCTGAGCACCAAGATTATAAATTTCATCAGGTTGAACTTTTTGTATAACTCTCACTATATTAGTCGAGTCTGTTAAGTCTCCGTAATGTAACGTAATATCTTGATATAAATGGTCGATACGATGAGTATTGATCAAGGAAGAACGTCGAATAATACCATGAACTTCATATCCTTTTTCCAGGAGAAGTTCCGCAAGGTAAGAACCATCCTGCCCAGTAATACCAGTAATTAATGCGACTTTCATTATTTTGAAATAATTTTACCAATAGTATTAACAGCACCATCCCAAGAGAGATGATTATTGTAGCAGTACTGTCCATATTCTAGCATATCTTTGTACTCGCCGCTTTCTATAAGTTGATCAACCTTTGCTGGAATATGATGTATTTGATCTGGTGAGATCATAAGGCATAGTTTATTCCAATTAATGTATTCCTTAAACGGAAGCCAAAACTCATCACTAATATAAATGGGAATACATCCCATCTGAATAGTTTCATAGAATCTAAAAGAAGCAGGACCATATCCACGAGGACATAGACCAAAAATAGAATCACTCAAAAGAGTTCTAAAAGTATCAACATCTTCTTGAGAGATGGATGCTGATGAGGTGTCATAAAGATTACATCCTTCTACATCACTTAGAGTTTCGAACATTTTTTCACGAAGTTCGTGAGTTCTTCTACCACAAAAAATTACTTTGTATTGCTTGTTTGGATTGACAATTTGAGGATGAGGATCGCAGAGAAGAGGGATTGGTTCATAAACTGAATTCTCACCAATCGGAGAACTAAACTTTCCAGAAGCAGCAAATATTCTACAATTTTTAAGTTCGACTAAAGTTCCACCATCATACTGAACAACAGTAAAAAACTTTTCATTGGGTAATTGCTCAATCACTTGAGAATAATAATCCACCAAAGGTCGTACATTTTGTCCATAACCATTCAGTAAATGAAATGCAGTCCATTGGATTGGCAGATAGATATAATCACTGTCAATGTTTTCCAAATTTTGACTGAAAAAGTTATAACAATGTTTCTCAATAAGTGGATTATTCCCTTGATGAGGGGGATAAATCATATTCATCTCAGGCATAAAAACCTGAGGAACATCAAGCATTCGCATTTTTAATCATCTCCTCATACATTTGTGATGCGGCACCCGCTTGCATACCAGTGCGTTGCCAGAAACTGTCATCTCTAATACGATGAAAATAATAAAGATCAGGAACAATTTGGAGCATACCACCAGCAACTAACCAGTAGTAAGAGAATGCAACAACATCTGCTGCGTGTGGTTCTACATTTGGATCTTCAAATGCATCCTTTAATGAATTTACATAGCGATCTCTATTAACAAAGAAATTACCTGTGTTTAGAAATCCATTAACTCCTAGTCCACAACCCATATTTTTAGAATATTTTTCTTCCACTCTAAAAAAGTTTTGAACTCCTTTAAGATCAAAAGGTTTATATCCAAAGCGCCTGTGATTCCAATCATCCCAAGCTCTCCAACTATCTTTACGCTGCATAATCGGAACACTTGGGCAATAACAAATTTTCTCGTCCCATTCAGGAAGATTATAGAGGGAAGGAATACTACACTCTACAAGAAAATTATCACTATCTAAAAGATAAACCCATTCATTCTTTGCTTGACTTACAACGTGATACTTATTTCTAAATCCACCAATATTAGTATCGTTACGAATAACTTCTATCTTCTTTGCTTGTTTACCAACATTCACTGAAGTAAGTGAATGAACAACTGATTGACACGTTCCGTGATTCTCATTCATTAATGATGCATTAATATCATAACTGATTTCAACACCATTATTGAGTTGTCCAACTTTTACCAGAAGATCATAATATTGAGAATCATCAGAGTGATCGTCACATATCAAAATTTCATCAACACGATTATCGAGAAGAGGAATCCTGATTGCATCTTCAATATAAGAAAAACTATTATAATAAGGAATTGCGACTGTAATATTTTTCATCTTAAACAAGTGTCAAGGAGCATTTTGTAATATTTCACTTCTGTTTCTGGACAAGCATTTAAGGAGTAGTAGAGATCAGATTTACATTCGGAGTAAGTTTTGGTCAATCCAATCCACTGCCCCATTATAAGATCTTTTTCACTTAAATATCCACGCTTAATACACTCATTAATATCAGTAACTCGATTACCAAAAACAGAGATTTTACCAGGATGACGAGATGAGATAGAAGATGGTTCTGGATAGCGTAATGGCATTTTAAGAGAACCAATGATTCTAGCACCAGTTCCTTTAATATAATCAGACCCCATCAACTCAAACTGCCAAGGATTGCCAACTCTCGAAAGGACATCAATTAAAAATTGACGACGCCAAATACAAAGTTGAGTAGTGGCAGAATAATTTGCCTGCTTTTTAAGCATATAAACGTGGTCATCCAACATCTCATAATCAGATACTCGGTAAGAAGGACTAATTCCCAATTTAGCAGCACCAATGGAATAATCATCTGACATATAATCAATCAGATCAAAATATGAATCATAATCAATAAGATTACTTAGAAGATAATCATCTAATCCAAAAATAATAAAATCATCTGTAATTTTTGACAGGTACTCAATTAAATACTTAGACCAAGATTCTGTCCCTCCTCTCTGCTCAGTATCTAATGGAATATAAGTTCCAGTAACAAGATCTCCAGTATAATCACCATAATTGAGAAAGAAAAAATCAAACTCACCAGGCATATACTTGTTGAGCAAATAAGAACTGGCAGCAAGAATCTTCTTACTGCCTTCATATCCAACTAGAATGGTTTTCATACCAACTCCATAATCTCCTCAATGGTGAAGCGTTCTACTTCAGAAGAATTTAGTCCACCTTCGACGATAACTTCGTGAAAATTTTCACCTGGTTGTAAACCAATCTTCTTAACTTTAGGAGTGTTACCTTCAGGAAGATACTTGCGGATCATTGCTTCTAGGAGATCACCAACTGCCATTGATTTCATTTCTGGAACATAAGGTTGAGAGTCTTGAGCATTATCCAAGCAATCAAAGATAAGATCAATTGCTTGATCAACAGTCCAGTAGAAACGAGTTGCCTCAGGATCAGTAATAATAACTTCCTCATCATTCCGCAAACGATCTTTCCACTTACAAAGGACTGAGCCAGTCGAATACAGAACATTACCATAACGAACTGTTCTGTACTTAGTTCCAGGATTCATCTTTTCATAGTCAGTAAACAATCTTTCGTGAAGGAGTTTACTAGCGCCATAAACACCACTGACTTGTGCCGCTTTATCAGTACTGATACCAAGAATAAATTCGATTGGATACTTACGAGTCATCTCAAGAATATTAAATGTTCCCGTGACATTTCCAAGAACGCACTCCCGCACATTCTGTTCTGCTAACCCAACGTGCTTAAAAGCAGCAAGGTGGAAAATTGCATCAACACCTTGTACTGCTTTTTCGGCACAATAAGAATCTGCAATGTCACCAGGAATAATTTTAACAAAAGGGAACTTTTCTTTCAGTGCAACTAATTTTCCTTCATTTCTTGAGATTGTTATAATATTAGTGCAACCTGCTGCCTCAAGTCTGGCGATAAGTTCTTGTCCTAAAAATCCTGCGCCACCAGTCACAAGATAGGTTTTGTTTTTATCTAGAATCATTTTACTCTCCAAATCGTCAAGCTTTCACGCCACCAAAAATAAAACTTTTTATAAGAATAAGATTGTCTTAAAAATGCATCTGTCTTCTCTTTATCTAGTTCAAATCCCCAAGCGTTCATTAGTTTTTCTACATCATATGTAGGAAGTGGACTAATGTGCTGTGGAGGAGCATCTTGAGGTGGATAAGTGCTGCTCCAAGTAAGGATAAGATATTTTCCTGTGATCTTTTTTAGATTATCAAGAAAAACATCAAGATACTTAGGATCAACGTGCTCAGCAACTTCAGTGCAATTGACTAGATCAAACTTTATATCCTCATCAAATGAATCACGAATATCAAAGATGTTGATACATTCTTTGACCTCATCATCAGCATTTTCCTTCTGATATTCGAAATATTCGATACCACAAGCATCTGCACAGTCTAACATATTATAGACAAGATGACCAGTCGAACATCCAATATCACAAAAAGTGTCAATCTCATCCATATTAAATGTGGAAAGAATGCACTTATAAAACTCATCATAAGGAGAAGAATCCTCTCTGAGTTCTAACTCAGGAGGATACATAATATCAATATCAACTTTTCCATCGTCTTTAAAAGCAAGAGGAGGATTACGCTCAAGAATGTAAGGATCAAGAACAGAATGAGTCTTTCCGATTACATCTGAAATTCTCTCATTCCAAGAGAGATTTTGTTGATAAAATTCTTCGATCATTCTCTTTCTAGTAAGATATGGTTTCCTTTGCCTTCATAAGCAAGATAATCTACACCTTCATATAAAGGTTTTTCATCAATCTGATAGTTAATCCACTCACCAAAATAAGGGCGATTGATGTCAATGATTCCAGCAAGAGCATCAATCGATGATCCAACATCTAAAAATACTGCATCAGTGTAGTTCTTGAGGCGATAAATGAGACCAGACTTTACGTGCCCTATTCCCATCAGGAAGATCTTGGAAGTAGAATTAATCAGTTGCTCACCCACCAACTTCTCAGTAGCATCAATATCATCACAAGCAAATCGCTGAGGAAGAGAGATATAATCTTCGAACTTCTCAAGATCAAGATACTCTTGATACTGAGGTGCTTCCATCAGATTCTCAATGATATCCATCTTACGGTCTGCACCAATCAGACCAATCTTTCCCGCAAAGGTTTTAAGTAACCACTTATTAGCAACCAGACCGTAACCATATTCAGCAGGGAAATCAATATTAATGCCTGGAAGAACTTCACTAAAGCGTTCACGATTTTCGGGGTAAATTTCACAAGTGTAATAATCGCACTGTGTAGCGCCTTCCACGAATGCCTGGTGATCAATTTGATTGTAACTCTTACTCAGAGCACGACGACCAGGAGTAGCACTACCAACACCTTGCTTCTTCAGAAAAAAGTAATCACCATCTCCAAACTTATAAAATGTAGATGATGCTCCTTGATCTACAAGTTCGATAAGAAGATTCTTAAAGTTCTCAAGTTCAGTCTGGAACTCGGGAAAAGTTTCAGGGTTACTGAAACAGGGATGAGTATCTAGATTACTAGATTCCTCAATCTTATAAAGATCCAAATACATATCAGTCCTCCGTTACAGCAACACCGTGATAGATGGCAGTCTTACCATCATAAGAAGAAATACGGCGTTCACCATAATACTCCTTCACCCAATAAATCACATAATCAATATCTTCTTGGGTCATACCAGGATGGCAAGGAAGACTGAGAAGTTTTCTCCACTCACGATCTGCAACAGCGTAATCACGATCTTGTTTTACAATACTGTATTTGTGCAGTGGTTTAAAGTGAACACTGGTGTGAATCTTCTTGTCAGAAAGATAGTCAATCATATCACCACGCTCAGCAGCAGGAACACGAGCGCAGTAATACTGAACCGTTTCACTATGAGCAGGAGTACGAATCAGTCCGTCAAGACCTTCGTTATAGCACTTCTGAATATGGCGCCTCCACTCAAGATTCTTAGGCAGTTTCTTCATCTGCTCCAAACAAATAGCAGCAGAGAGGTCGATCATATAGCACTTGTAACCAAGAACATCAACCTCATAATCCCATGAATAACCAGGTTTACCAGTCAAACCATCATCCTTACGAACACGGGAATAGGTGCTGGTGATACCCAACCAAGTCATCGGAATCAGTTTCTCATACAGTTCCTTATCATTGGTAGTGATCATACCACCATCACCACAAGGCATTGTCTTCACTGCTTGGAAAGACCATACGGCAACATCACCTTTAGTTCCAGCACCAGGAGTATAGCAACTATGAGCACAATCTTCGAGAATTAAACCATCATAGAACTTGCGGATCTCATCAATCGGTGCAGGAGTTCCAGCGTGATTCACTGCAATGATTGCATTCGTGTTTGGTCTCAGATGCTTACGCACATCCTCAGGGTCTAGACACAAAGTATCATCAAGAACATCAACAATATTTGATGTGCAATTATTCCACAGAGGAACAACAGCAGTTGTCATAAAGGAAATGGTGGGATTAATAATATCACAATCCTTAATACCCAATGCCTTAAATACCAGATCTTGACCACTGGTTGCACTGTTTACTGCAACAGCATACTTAGCACCAACAAGTTCAGCAAACTTCTTCTCAAACTCTGCTACTTTGGGTCCTTTACCCCACCATCCACTCTCAATCGATTCTCTGAGAGAATTAAGTTCTTCTTCTCCACCTACGGGACGAAGAACAGGAAGCGTCGTATCACGAATTTTCATTTTTTTCTCCTACTCAACAAATGTGAAAATTGTTAACATCAAGAACTTTTTGGTTTCTTTCCCAATCATTTCTAACCATACCTAACCAATCTAACCATTCATACTGAATTTTATTTTGCTTAACAAAATTATAAAGAATTTGTTCAGATCCAAGATGTTGGGAAAGATCTACCCCCATATGCTTAATAGCGTAATTAGCATAATCTAGCATAACAGAAGAACTCATCGAAAAAAACATATCATTATAAAGTCCTTGTTTATAAGTTTCTACAAACTTACCATTCAGAAAGGCAAAGTCTGGATTTGATAGAAGTGCTTGTTTCTTTAATCTTTCTGTTCTCTCAAAAACGTATGGGCAAGTAAAGAAACGTCTTGCCGTGATGTAAGAAATATTCTTATAATTATCTAGGTCAGTTTCCTCAAGGGCAGTTTTGAGCATCAACAACTCACCCATTCCCTTGTTTTTGGTTCCAATGTTCCCCTCACTTCCAGTGACACACATCTCTGATTCCGAAAGAAGTTCACGAAGATCATCATTTCGAATCTCTTCAGGATCATTAATTGTGTTCTCACAGATTAGAAGATCAAAAGATTCTGGAAGAACTCTCTTCAGTTGTCGAAGACAAATCAGATACTCTTCTTCTCTAGCATCATTGACTTCATCAGACAACTGGACTGGGCGCAAGGAACAAAATCCTAGTGCTAGGTGTTTCATAAAAACAGACATTTTTTTACATTATATCAGGAAGGTGATTAAAACACAAGTAATCTAGACCATCATTCAGTGGTATTGATAGTTGGAATCCCAATAACTGCAATTTATTAACATTCAGAGTAAAGTTCCTTGCTTGCACTCTGCGATAAAACTCAGGAGTTTCGACAGAAATAATTTTACTCTTACTCGTAAGCATCGCTTTAGCAAGAAGAATTATTTCCTTATAAAGATAAGGTTGTCCTGCTCCAATGTTATAAATCGAATTCAGGTCACCCTTCTCAATTACAGTTTTGATTGCTCTAGATACATCCTCAACGTGCATATAATCACGATAATAATCACCACCATCGTACAAAGAGATATCCTGATCTTCTCTAAGGAGATTCACCATATGCCCAAGAACATTCTTTGTGCTTGACTGTGTTTTATCGTGTCCATAGATACTGGCACTACGAATGATGCGATACTTGACATCAAAGGTTTCACAAAAAGAAATCAACAGTTGTTCTGCTGCTCTTTTAGTAATCGAATAAAATCCCTTTGGATCGCAAGGATCAGTTTCTTTGGAGTTGAGAATATCATTACCATAAACAAATCCAGTGCTAATGTAGTTAAACACTGTATTTGTATTTTTACAATGCTCCAGAACATCCATCAATACATTTAGATTTGTATTAATATCTAAATGTAAGTTCTCAAAAACATTGTAATTACTAGTCGTGCTCAGAAAATAGACAATATTCTCCGATTGTGGTTTGCGTTCTTCACGAGGAATCACAATCACTTCATCGGCATAGAGACGAGAAAAAACACTTCCAAGAAATCCCGTTCCACCATAAACAGAAATTTTATTAGGCATATTTCTCACAAGTCTTTAGAGGTTTTCCTTCAGCATCTTTAGGAGAAAGTAAGGGTTCTCCATCATTCTTCCACTCAATTCCTAGTTCAGGATCATTCCACAATAGAGTTCTTTCATTCTCGGGGCTATACTCATTTGTAACTTTATAAAAGAACTGAGTATCATCCTCAAGAGCAAGAAACCCGTGAGCAAATCCTGGAGGAGTCCAAAGTGAAAGATTATTCTTATCAGTTAGAGTAATCGAAAAATGTTGTCCAAATGTTTTGGAAGATTGGCGAAGATCTACAATCACATCTTGAGCAGATCCTTTTACAATCCGCACCAATTTCCCCTGTGGTTTCTTGATCTGATAATGTAGTCCCCTGAGAACATTCTTCTTAGAGCAGGAAAGATTATCTTGATAGAAGTCTGCGTGAAAGTCGGTAACTTCACGAAACTTTTTTAGATTAAAAGGAACTGAAAAATATCCTCGATCATCTTTGTATTGATCAATCTCAAAGATCCAGGCACCGTGAAGTTTAGTTTCTACTGCTTTCATACCACTCAATAGTTTTTTGGAGACCGTAGTCTAATGTGAACAATGGATGCCAGAACAATTCGTTTTTCGCTTTCTCAATACTTGTGGAATATCGACGGTCATGTCCTGGTCTATCGTCAACGTATTCTATCATAGATTCATCCTTACCCATCATAGTAAGGATTTTTTTAACAAGATCAACATTCCGAACTTCACACAGTCCACCGATATTATATTTCTCACCATTTACACCATTCCTCCATACTTTCACCAAAGCGTGACAATGATCCAAAACATAAATCCAATCACGAACTTGAGATCCATCACCATACACAGGAACTTTCTTATCATTGAGAATATTAGTGATTGCTTTTGGAATTAGTTTCTCAATGTACTGACGGGGGCCATAGTTATTAGAACAGTTAGTAATATTTACAGGCAGTCCATATGTGTGGTGATATGCCATTACAAAATGGTCACTTGCTGCTTTAGATGCGGAGTAAGGATTGCGTGGTGAATACAAACTCGTTTCAGTGAATGATCCCCACTCAATCGATCCATAAACCTCATCAGTCGAAATGTGAATAAATCTTTCGACCTCATTCTTTAATGCAAGATTTAAAAGATTAACTGTTCCAGAAATATTCGTATGAATGAATTCTGAGCAACCTTTAATTGAGTTATCAACGTGACTTTCTGCAGCAAAATTAAAAACTGTTTTAATCTTATGCCGATTAAAGATAGATTCACAACTTCCCTCTTCAGCAATATCAGTCGTATACAATCTTACATCACTGGGTATATTCTTTCTATCACCCGCATAAGTTAGTTTATCAATACAAACGATTTCTTCATCAGTTGTTGTCGATAAGTGATGAAGAAAGTTACTCCCAATAAATCCTGCCCCACCCGTAACTAGTATACTCATTTTTGACCGTACCTTTCTAGAAGTTCTGGAGAATACTGCAAAACATCTCTAATATTTTTTTCTTCTCTCTTTGCTTTCTCAAGTTCATAAACACGATTCCTAAGTTCTGTAGTAGAGAACTGATGCCTTCTCAGATGATAAAAGATCTCAATATCATTATCAATACAATATTGCTTACCAGTGAAATCGATATCCTTATATTCTTCACTCAAAAACCGAATATGAAAAGTTTGAGTCTTGATTAGATTTAATAGATCTGCTTCTGTATCATAAACAAGAATCTCATCAATATATTTACACGCCTGTACCTGAGTATATCTTTCGTAGATAGACTGTACAGGTTTATTTTTTAAACTAGGTCTATCTACAGTTGGATCAACCTGAAGGGCTACTTTTAGATAGTCACACATTTCTTTTTCCATCTTGAGCATTGTAACGTGCCCAGCGTGAAAAAGATCAAAGCAACTACAGTTAAATCCAATTTTCATACGAATATAGTTTTTTATTATTATACTAAAAAAGGTGGGTTTATGCAACCCACCTTTGGTAATTCAGGCTCGCCACTTACTTTTTGACTAGAAGCAAGAAACTAGGCGGGAGTTACCCCATCCGCACCACTTATTTTTTAATGGGAAAACAAGAAACCAGAAGGGGTCAGATTGACTCCACCACTTGGTTTTAAGAAACCAAGAAAA